ACCATAGACGGTTGAAGCGTGGGTTGTGTCCCTGATGCTTGGAATTCTAAGGGTTAGACCAGCCATCGGAATGACTCTTGCCCTGCCACGAATAACCGATGCTTCCAAAGTATTGCGGAGCAATTCGGCTCTGAATTCTTCGGGGACTAAGAATCCACCTTGATCGCCAATTCCTTCTCCAAGAACTTTTAGCCTAGCATCAAATGCCTTATGAGTAACGTGCGGACTGATGGCTTTGGCAAAGTCGACAAAGTCGTCAAACTTACCAACATCAACCCCTGCTCCCTGTCCTGTTGCGGCGATCTGCCGACGCTCGTGAGCGGACAGGTTTAAGTCCTTATATATATCGTCGTCGGAATCGCCCATCGGAAGCCGTTTGACGGCCTTCTTCCATTCATCAAGATCGATTCCCTGCTCGCCCATCCATTTCTCGATGACTGCCTTTTGCTGAGTTTCTACTTGTTCATGTATCTCTGGGTCATTTTCCATAGCGGCCTTGACGTAGTTCTGCGTGAATTCTCGGAACGTCTCAGGGTCACTAAGAAGTTTTTCTCTAACCTTCTCATCCAGTAATGCTTCTTCTAATTGGTCTGGACTATTAACGTATGGCATTGCTTAACATCTCCTTTATAGCGTCTCGTGCGCCGTTTCTGTATCCCTTGCCAAGTTCACCAACTGGCGGTTGTTCAACCACTGTCGGCTCCTCAGTTTTGGTTACCGTGATTAAGTATTCCAGCGTCACCAATCGGGCTTCAATCCCGGTGGTGGCCTGGAGTATCTCCGACAAGGTTTGAGCCAATTGCTCAATCGTAGCAACTGACTGAACTGGTTGTTCCAAGGTTTTGGTATCCGTTTCTTCCAACAATTCGTCAACAATGTCGTCAATCTCTGGATGGAGACCCTTTGACCGTTGCATCAATTGCAAAGCGTTCGGGTTGGCAGGAACAACAACCTGGGAGATTTCCAACAACCTCTGCCCAAGGAATTCAAAGTTCCCTGATGCATTCTTTGGCTTCATGGGTTTGGCTTTCTCCATGTCAGGAATGAACCCCACCGAGTAAGCCGCCTTGCCACGCATAGCTAAAGCGAAACCCCAGTCGGCTTCGGGGTTTCCCGCTCCCACGTAATACTTCGGCTTTCCGTAGGTTCTCTGGCCACGCACTTCAACATCTTCCCATTCACCGATCTGAGCAGATAAGCGGCGGTAATCATGGGAAGCTACCAGAACTGGATGCTTCATAAAGTCCTCGAAATCCCAATGAGATTGACGGATTACATCACCGTCACGATCAACTGATTCATCCGACACCACCACTTCAATCCGTCCAGCTTCCTCATCAAGAACCTTGTACTCGCTGGGTCGTACTAACTTGAACTTCATCACCATCGTGCTTGCTCCTCGTTTACCAAATAAACAAAGCCCGACTCAACAGGCTCGGTTCACCTGTAAAATGTCGGGCTTCAATGAGCCTCGCGAATTGTTCGGACTGATGCTCATGGCATTCTGCCGAGGAATCTAGTGGTCAATGATCGCACCATGCAACATCGTTGTCAATGGTCACAGATGCGGCTAATTTGTTCATAGCACGATGATACAACATCAAGCCGTAGATTAAATCCCTTTGTGATTATTTTGGTGGCTTAAATCGCCCGCTGAGAATCCCCAACTTGCTCCCAATCTTGCTCCACTCACCGACGGTGATTTTGCCATCAGCCAAAGCCTCTTTGACATACATGGCAACCGACATTCGTTTCTCAGCCGAATCCAACGACATTGTCATTGCCAAAGCTAGTTCCAGCAAAGCCCGCTTGTCCGCTGGTAGGAATCGCATCACTAACTTATACATCCCGCCTCCTTCGTTCTGTTAATCTCCACTTCCGTTGTTGCTTAGTTTCCCAGAGTGGAGCCGTCACCTTATATAACCACAACGCAATTGCTAGCCGAATGTTAAACCACATTCGCAACACCTTCCCCCAAATACCCCCGAATCACCCCCCAAATACGCCCGTAGGGACTTGACAGCATTGATTACTGAGTCGCTGGTTCTGCGATTGTGACCTCGACGTTGTCCTCTACTGTCAGGTTGGCCGCTGTGACGTTTGTTGCTATCGTGAACTCTTTCGTTGCGAAACCATCTCCGACCCCGATTTCGTTTAGCAAAATTTCCATGGTTCCAATATTCATTCTCGTCAGGACGCATGGGCCGCCCTTGGTATACAAATTGGAGAGCGTCAGTTTATCAACCTTGCCGTTCACATTTGACGTGGGTGCGCTAATCCAGATGCGGTCAAAGGTTCCACCCGAATGCGTCATGTCTGATGCCTGGTGATGGCCTCCACCTATTGCTCGCATCCTGGACGTGCCTGGAGAAGGAGCAATCGACTGTCCATCACTGGCATTGCCACGTACTATCAATGTGTGAATTTGTAAATCTGACAATTCTAATTTCTTACAGCGTGACTTCTCAAATATCAAATGCCCTACCTCAAGCCTAGTACTTGCCGATGCAGTCCCACCTACCTCAACAGCGTTCTGTACGCCTGACGGCAGGGCTGAACCAGTAAAGACTGTCCCAACGCTCACGTTCTCAATGGTTATGGCTCTCACTGGAGTTGAACCAAGATCAATTCTAAGAGTGTTGTATCCTTCTTCTTCAGGGTCTGTGACATAACTGATCGGAGCATCACCAGGAGCAAGGTATACGCCAGCATCGCCACGGCTGAACGACCGACCTTCCGTGATTTCATTTACAACGACACCACCACCAACCGCCGAACCTGCAAACAGCAAAGTCATCGCGAGCTGAGGACTCAGGCCAAAGGCGCGCAAGAGGCTGTATGGGCTTTTCAAAAGCATGAAAGCCGTTTTCCATTTTTGACTTTCGCTTTGGAGATATTCGACCTTGGCGAGAAACCAATTACGAAATCGCACGATGCCACGGTAGAACTTAACAGGGGAGCCAAACATCCCTGCGGAGGGTAATCTACGTCCAAGCCATCGAAGGCCGTGCAATGGCTGTCTCAGCCCCCATAGCAAGGGTTTGCGTAACAGTGCTACACCGAGGGTAATAAGACCCAAAGAAACTCCCAACCCGATCTCTCCTGTATCGGCTATCGGCTCCACAATTTCCCTGATGGCGGCTCCTCCCAGATTCGCCAATTGAAAGACCCACATACCAAACAATGTCGCCGCCATACCGAGCAACCCACCGATGACTGCAATGACACCAATGAATAGGCTTAATGCTTTGATACCAGTCCAAGCATTATGCCGATTGAAGATTCTCCGCACCCGCTTCATCACGCCTCCTATTCGTTCTCCAGAATCTTATACGCTACCCCAGCGAGGAACCCAAACACCGATCCGATTACAGCGGTGACGATCTCGACGGCTTCCATTCGCATCCCAACATAAATACCAAATAATCCGAAGAGCGTTCCACAGAGAATCGACGCAAGGATTTGAGGTCGAATTTTCCCAATCATTATTTACGCCTCCTGTGTGACAGTATTCTTTGTCACATTCTGCGATGTCACTGTCACAAGTTCACTGCATCGGGCGCACTTAATCTCTGCGCCCTCGTTCAGATACTTGCCGAGCATTCGGTTACACTTGGGACACTTGGTTTCGACTGGTGTTTCAATTGTTGTTTCGTGTAATTCCTTGGTGCGGTAACGGATCGTGCATCGGCAATTGATATGGGCTGGGACGCTATTGTATTTCGAGTCGTTTTGGAAGTCCTCATTAATTCCAATCCACTTGCGGCTTTCGTTTACTAAGCAAACATACCCCTCGTCGCCTAGTATACAATTCCCTGCCACTTCACTTGCGCCTTGGCTGAACCAATGTTTCTGATTCTTGCCCTGTACACCAGCGGCATCTCTGGCTCCAAAACCATGAGCGGTAGCAGTTTCGGTTCTGGCAATAGTTTCTGCCCGTACTCGGCTGAACATATGATCTTCTCGTAACGTTTTCTGTAATTGTGTAAGACTTTGCCCCTCTTCAATGGTTGTAGCTACCAGTTCCCCAACTCGCTTTCTGGTGGCCAGTTCAGCGTTCTTTAATAGTTCACCAGAGTGTTCCCTTGCCCATGTTCTTGCCCGATCAACCGCCCCACTTGGATCAAACCCTGGGAACTCGTTATATGCTGATGCTAACCATGCGTGTTCGATCTCAGTGGCTACATCTGCGCCGTACTTTTCTGGCCAATTCAAAGGCAGACCGCCCGCATCACTTGGTTCCAACTTTGTAATTGCTACACCGTAGTAAGACTTAAAGAACTGCTCAAAGTATTCCCCGATTAAAATGGCTTCAGCCCTCAATCGCCGAGTCCACGCCCGCTCCATTGACCGTTCTTCTTTGCTAACAGGATCGGGTAACAGTTCGGTTGGGTCGGTTTCTTTGTCTGTGTGTATATAGGCATCATTGATGTACGTTGAGCCAGATTGGTTTTGGCTAGGAGAGAGTGCATTATTTCGCGCGGTCGGGCTGACTGAAAGTGCGAACGGCGGCGCGGTCTGAGGCTGTACAAACTCGTCACCGTCTGGGGTTTCGCTTTCACCTAGTCGATGCCTTGCTTCATTGCGTGTCAGGATACCGCCTTCGTATCCCCTGATCGCTTCCTCCAGATGGAGTTCCCTGTTCGATGGGACTGGGTCGTCAAAGTCGAATGCAAGGTTCATTCCCAAATTCCCAAAGATCGGCAACAACCGTTCGTTTAGTGCCGCCCGTATGCGGCGTAATCGTGGGACGAGAATCCACTGTGCGAACTGTAAGTGAGCGGCTTCAGCGTTGGCCCTGTTCACGTCGTCAGACGCTCCGAGAATGTGCTTGTGTAGCCCAAACGCTCCAAGGATCGTATCTCGATTCAGTCGACGTAATTGCTCAAATTGCATATCCCGCTGAGTGAATTTTCTATCAACCCATTTACCCCGCTCAATGATGGCTACTCGGTGGGCATTAGCTACTCCCGTATGTTGTTGCTTCCATCGGCTAGCGAACCGCTCAAAGGATTCGTCGTCAAGTTCCTCGTCCAGTTCAATGATCCCACCAGGCTCCGCTGAGTTAGCAAAGAAGTTGCGGTTCCACTGGGTCGCCATTCGCTCGCTTTCGATGTCTATAAGGATTGACTGCACCACGCCCATTCCACGATATGGGTCGGTCGGGCTTGGCCGCCTGATAAAGATAACATCGTCCCGCTCCAGTGGTATTCGTTCGCTCCCGATCTGATATATATAACCAGCAATGTATTCGTCCCTGGAAGGGATCGGGCGCATCCTGTCTGGACGTACTGGCCAGATTTCCACAGGGACTCCAAAACTATTCCGCAGTAACACCCACCACGCTTCGCCGCAGAGTTCAAAGTGTTGCATAAACGTTTCGATGAAATCGTCATTGGTATAGTACGGATTGACGCTGTTCCACAAGTCTTTCGCTGGATGATTGAAGAGTTCTGTGCGGTTGCCGTCTGGTGCGACCTGGTACAAGTGCCAGTCGATGCTTGCCGTTGATGTTGCGATTCGGTCGATCACTGAAAACAGCCACGCCGTTCCTCCCATAGCGGCAAGGTTCTGTGTCTTGTTCATCCCGCCACCAGCCCCAGCATAACCAAACGACTGCATTGCTCCAGCGGGCATCACTGGCATTCGTTCTTGGTTTGGTGCTTTGGTCAGCCCAGTCAATCCGTTCAGTGCGTTCTGCAAGATCGTCATTCGTCACTTCCTTTTGGTTTGATAATCCCCTGGGCAACCAAGATCAGCAATACCCCTCCACCAATCCACGCAACAGGCGCGTACACCTGCCATAAACCCCAGCCAAGCATCCCAATACCACCAGCCTCCACAATCGTCGTTAATGCGATTTTCGCTTTAATCATCTCTTCCTTATGTGTGTCATGTGCAAGGACGGGTATTTTAGCGTCATTAGCGTCATTAGCGTCATTAGGTTTTGTGCCTAGCCAGTCTTTTTCCTAAATGAACCGCACGTTCGGTCTTCCTACCGTAGACAGGTCGGTTAACGCCCACACTAACGCATCCAATCGGTTCGGGCTTTTCGGGTCACCTGATGTCCAACTGCACAACTCGTCTTCCAGCAATGGAAACGGATTGTAGTGATGGACAAGTCCACGCTCATACAATGCGGCAATCGGTTCAGCACGTACCGCCTTCCCTCGGCTGGCTCGCACTGGTCTGATGTTGGCTAGCACTCCCATTTGCTTGCCTATCACCTGAAGCGTGTGAGTCACCATGTCCCCGCCAAAGTTTGCCTCACTCACAATAGCGTCAGCGTCGTAGTCCGTATAGCAGTCCATCACCGTTGTTGCCCACCGCTCAGGAGAGGCTTGAAGCGAGTGGTCTGCCAACACATAGTATTCACCGTTCTTGGCCTTGGCCGCAACTACAATGCCGCATTCAGTGGCTCCACCTGGTGGATCAACACCAATCACCACACGGGCGAGGTCGTCTGGTAGGCGATTCACTCGGTAAGTATCAAGGTTCTCACGAGTCCACAATGCCCCAGGGATTTCATCAACATCCTCTGCCATGATTTCTTGCCGTATGGCAAGCGAGGACATATCCAACGACATATTGTTCAAGGCTCGTTCGCTGATATATGGATTCTCAAAACTGGAGAAGTGAAAAGCGGCCAATCGTCCTGTCGGGTTCTCACGTTCGCTTTCTACATGATGCTTGAACATCTTGGCCGCATGGAGCGGATCACGGGCTTTCGTAACTGAACGGCTTCGTAGGCTGGGAGGAGTATAGATAAACACCGCTGTCCCGTCGTTATCAAAGAGCATTGGTGCGCCAACACTGTTCCAAACCTGCTCATCCATCAACTGATACTCGTCCAGAATCAACAGGTCTGCATAGTCTCCCCGTAAAGTATCAGCGTTCCACGCCGTTTTCGCCCTAATGCGCTGCTTCGTCATTGGAACTTCGACAATGTGCAGAGATTCGTTCTTGTAATAGACCCCTGCGGTTATTGGCTCAATGAGGCTTCGTTTCACCTCATACCAAAACGCATCGACCTGATCCTGAGTAGGTGCGGCATAGAGGACT